AGTCGGGATTATCCCCCTTGGGATATAACCCCTTTGCCCCTACGTTCGTTGATCCTGTCGATGCCAACAAAATGGACCTCGAAACGGCTGCAAAAAGACGCCAAGAGGACTTAGCAAACTATAAAATGGCCTTGGCCCTTTATGGGGTATACAACCCCAAGACGAAGGAATTGTCATTCGACTGGAACGGTTTTGCGCGTGACCTTACCCAGCACCCGGCTGAGGTCGGTTCACTATTTGTTGGGGGTGGCGCTGGCTTTACTAAGGCCGCATCTGGCATAGCCAAGTTGTCCGGCCTTGAAAATGGGCTGTCACTTGTCCAAAATCTTTCACGCCTCAAGGGCACAAGATTGGTTTCCCCCGATCCATTTTCGGGCACCGCTTCAGCCATGCAGGCGGTTCGTGATTTTGGAACTGTTGCGGGTGATGTGGTCAAAAGTGCCGCAGCCAGCAAGTTTGGTACGGGCTTAACGGCAGCGCTCGACGTGACCGGCAAAGCCCTAAACCTAACCGGAAAGGCTCTTGATCCCGTAACGCCTATTGTTGGCAATGTGGCCGGTCAGGCGATAGAAACTGGCGTCAATACTGCGCGCCAAATATCCCCATACAAAGTCAGTATCTATAGCCCAGAATTCAATCGCGAGTGGGGGGCCTTCCTAAAGGCCGAAGAGCAAAATCTTATTGATGCAGGTGTGCCTGCTGAGCAGATTAAATCGATCCCAACGCAACGGGGCATTTGGGAGCAGTTTCAGGCGGAAACTGGCGACAAATTTGACAACCCATTTTCAAAGGAAGCTAACGCAGCATTCGATGCGCTTGAAGCCCAAGGGCGCGGCTTTAAGCGTGAGAACTATGCGCCCCCATATATTGGCGGTGTAATTGATCAAACGGTCAACCGTAAGGGTAAGGGCATCACGCCTGCTATTTTGGCTGAGGGTGCTATTCGCACCGCAGCACCAGAGGGCGGCGGCTTAACTGGCGTTCCCGCCAGAGGCACCAAGGATGCCATAGGCGTCACCCGATCAACAGCCACAAATGAGCCTCCGGGCATTCTACAGCAAAACAAGGGCATGGGGCAAAGCGGTTTGTTTTCCAGCAACCGTGAAGCAGCGGCGCGGACCTCAACCACCAACCAGTTGGGTGATTACCTTAGCGAAAATTTGGGCGGTCAGGGAGCCAACCCAGTAACTTACCAAGACATTGCTGAAGATTTTATTCGGGCCGATCTTGAGAAGCGGAATGCCTATCAGTGGTCATATGATAAAGCTGCGGAAACCGAAGGTGGTGGTGTTTACACTGACCCCGACGCCTTTGTAACAAAGTTCCAACAGGAATATGATGCCGCGCTCCGCAAGCAGGGCTTGAGCGCGCAAGATGTGGCCAAAAACCCCAGCCTTTTCCCCAATTCGGCGGCGTCTTTTGATAATTCAATAAAAAACATTGGTGGCTACGGTCAGACCGTCGAGCCCTTAACTGCGACCATACCGGGCATTAATACAACATACACTTACAATCCCGCAATTCCCACTTGGATTGACACCACCAGTGGGAAGCCAGCGCTGCCCGACTTGGTTCGGTATCTAAATCAAGAAAACGCTGCGAGTATTGCTGCTGGTCAAGCGCCTCCGCGCAACATGCTTAATCTGCAAAATTTGGAAATTGAGCGCAGGCGGCTGAACGCGGTTGCCCAGAAGGCTTACCAAAGTGGCAATATGGGCGACTACAAAGCCGCCATGGCACAGGTTGATGCGCTGGATAATACAGCCATTGACATGGCTCCTACGCATAATGGACCAAAAATTAACGAAGCCATTAACCACTTGGCGGAGGCGCGCAGCGAGTTCCGCAACTGGCGGCAGAATGGCATCGACGCCCCTCCAACGCCCGCGAACGATATTGTTCGGACAGCGGCGCAAAGGACGTTCGATCTTACGCAGCGCGATCCCGCGACTGGCAGGTTTGTGTTTTCAGGTGAGCCAGATGCCGCCACTTACATTGGCGACGTCTTCAAGGATAAATTTGTAGGGGAAAAGGGCGTCACGCCATCTTATCAAGACCCCAATGCCCTTGTTGACGTCCTTACAGACCCCAATCGCGGCCTTCTGACAGACCCAACTTTGGTTAAAGATTATATCCGCACAGGATATGGCCAACAAGGCGCTTCGCCGCAGGATCTTGCGGCTTTTCATGGCACCTACGGCAACCGCAATATCCTTGACCCCGACGAAGCAAATCTTTTTGAGCGTAGCATGGCTGCGCGGGCGGCTACTGACCCTAATGCAATCCCGCAAAGGGAGCCTTTTAAGCTTGTCCGTGATTTAGACGCGAACATGGGTGTAGGGCAGCGGATTTATGAAAGGGCCAAGCCGCTTATAAGGGGCACCTTCGGATACCTTGCCGGGAGCACCATAGACCCGACTGGAACGCTTGGTTATATGGCGGGAACAAGCGCGCTTGGTAGCGGGCCCGCAAGTCGAGGGGCTGCCGATCTTGGCTTGCTTCGCAACGAACTTGGTGGGGCTCCAAAATATTCAGTGGACATACCCCAGTGGACTGTTGACGCGCCGCTTCGCACATCTGGTGTCGTTGCTGGCTATCAGGACGCGCAGCAAACTGCCCAGAATGAATCAGAGGCAAATGCGATTTTGCAAGACCAAATCATGGCCGAAGCCAGAGAAATGCTGGGCCCACCTCCGACTCAACAGCAAACCCAGCCCCAGCCACAAGCCCGTGGTGGTCGCGCTGCATACAAGGCTGGCGGCAAGGTTGGAGGGATTGAGCCGCTTATTCAGGCGTTGATGAATAAGGCGAAAATGGCTAAAAAGGTTTCGAACAAGGCAACGGAGCCCCTGCTAAAAGAGCGCGATGATGCTATAGCAAGTGCCTTGGCTGTCGCGCAGAAAGCCATCTAAGGAGTAACCCATGGTCAGTTCGTATACCACCAATAAATATATCGAGAAGCCCGCAAACGGTGACTATAACAACACATGGTCAACCCCGGTCAACAACGACTGGGACATCATCGATACGGCCTTTGGTGGCACGACAACCATAAATGCTGTTGGCGCGTCTGGAACCGTGACGCTATCAGTATCGCAATACAGGCCCCCTATTATCGCCATAACGGGGACGCTGACAGCGAACGTCAATTACCAGCTTCCTGCTGGCGTCGGCGGGTTCTGGTACATATTTAATAATACGTCCGGGGCGTTTTCCATTCTCTTCTCTTCGGCTGGCGGCGGTAGCACTGTTACCGTCCCGCAGGGGTATACGATTGGGATTATTTGCGATGGCACCAATGTTGGCCTCAATACAACAAACGCCGCCTTAATCAGTTCCAGCTACGCCAACCCGTCGTGGATCACATCGCTTGCCGTATCAAAGCTTACGGGGACCCTCCCCATTGCCAATGGGGGTACCAACGCCACCACCGCAGCGGACGCCCGCAACAGTCTTGGAGCCGCTGCCTCAGGCACCAACACCGACATCACCAGCCTCAATGCTTCTGCGGGCATTCAGGTAGGCTCACCTACTGCTGGCGCAAAGGGTGCTGGCACAATTAACGCGACTGGCCTCTTTGTTAACGGTGTGGCCGTGGGCGTAAGCGGCGGTAGCGTAAGTTCGGTGTCAGGATCGGGTGGCACCACCGGGATGACGCTGTCCGGTGGCCCAATTACCACATCAGGAACCCTGACGCTTGGCGGCACACTGGGGGTTGCCAATGGCGGCACTGGTGCCACAACGCTAACCTCAGGCGCGGTCCTGATCGGCGCGGGCACGTCTGCTGTAACGTCTGTTTCGCCCGGCACCGCAGGCAATGTACTTGCATCCAACGGGACAGCTTGGGTTTCGCAGGCTCTGAGCGCAGGTGTTACCAGTTTTAACACCCGCACGGGCGCGGTTACGCTTAGTGCGACAGACGTTACGACCGCTCTTACCTATACCCCTGTCCAACCCAACGGCACGGGTGCTACCGGCACTGGTTGGGCTATTAGCATAACTGGCAGTTCCGCTTCCTGCACCGGTAACGCCGCAACGGCAACATCAGCAACAACGGCCACGACTGCGGCAACGGCAAACGCTCTAAATAGTTCCAATAGCTACAGCATGGTCAACCTGACGGCTTCGGGCAGCATCACGGCTTCGGGTAACGTAACTGCTTACTCTGACGCCAAGCTTAAAACTGACATGGTTCAGATACACGATGCGCTTGATAAGGTTGGGGCGCTAACTGGCTATACCTACACACGAAAAGATACAGGCCATCGTGAAACAGGTTTAATTGCACAGGACGTTCAGGCCGTGCTGCCAGAGGCAGTCGCGGATAATGATGGCACTCTGTCGCTGGCTTATGGCAACCTTGTTGGTCTTCTTGTCGAGGCCATAAAAGAACTGCGCGCTGAGGTGGATGAACTTCGGGGAGCCAAATAATGGCACTGCCTTCCAGCGGGCCCCTATCCCTCGCTGACATCCAAGGCGAGTTTGGTGGCTCAAACCCCATTTCGCTGAGCGAGTATTACGCTGGCGGTGGTCTAGTGCCGTCAGGCACGACCGGAACTTACGGTGCAGTTCCCACAAGCGGGACAATCAGCATCCGCAATTTTTATGGTACGCAAAAGTTCTCCATATCTGGCGGCAGTACTTTTGTTGACGGATCGGATACACGCCTCGGTGCGGGGTCAAAAACCGTCACCACTTCCTCTGCCTCCGCTGGTACTATTGTGGGAGGCACAGCGCCATTTTCGTACCTGTGGGAGTATGTCAGCGGCGACACATTCTCGCCAAACACAAGCACGTCGAGCAGCACCACCTTCTCAAAAAACATGACGGTATCTGTCGGTCAAACAGTGACCAACACTGGCGTGTACCGTTGCCGGGTAACTGACAGCGCAAGCAATGTTATATATGGGCCAAACTGCACGGTCGAAACGACGTTGACGGAGACCAGTTAATGGACATTGACATCAACACCATCATTACCGTCATTGGCTTTATCGGCGGCCTGATAACTGTCTGGGTGAACCTTAATAGCAGGCTGACGCTTCTTGAAGCGCGCCTTGGTTTTGGCGACGAAAAGTTCAACGCTATCGATAAGAAATTTGATGAGGTGATGATGCACCTTCGTCGCATTGAGGACAAATTGGACAACAAAGCGGATCGGTGATGAAGCATTTTTTGTTACTTTTTGCGTTTCTGGCGCTCATGGGTTGCAAAGACCGCTATCGGTATGACTGCCAAGATCCCGAAAATTGGCAGGAGGAAATTTGCAAAAAGCCCAAATGCATTGCCATGGGATATTGCACTGAATGGCTAATAGATACGGGTGAAGAAAAGCATGAAGCCCACTAGGGAATGGTCGCCGGAGGAATTGCTGCGGTTCATTGTGGGCATCGTCCTGTCGTTGACGCTGACCTTTATCGTTGCGACCGTGCTATACTCGCTGGTGTTTGTATCGCAGCCCATGGAGGGGCAGTCCCCGAATGACGCTGAGTTTTTCAAGCTGATCAACCCAATAGCGACGTTTATCGTGGGGGCATTGGCAGGGCTTATGGCCGGACAAGGTAGCGGCGGGATGAAGAAAAAGCCGCCAGAAGAGATCGAAGGAGAAGAAGATGAGCTTCCTAAATAGTTTTGAAAGCAAGCATGAG